TTATTCGCATGGCGCCGCCCGTGACATGGCGTCCAGCTCGTCGGCCACATCGGCCGCCATGCTGGCGCAGGTTTGCAGCGCATCCGCCCGGCTCTCCGGCCGCAAGATCGGGATCGCAGCCAGGAGCGCGCTGATCACGTTGGCCAGGCCGGCCAGGCGCTTGACGTCTACTTCGCTGATAGCGGTGCTCATGCTGCACCCAGTTGGCGGTGGGCTACGCGCTGCGATGTGGTATCTTTCTGGTCGTTCATAGCATGCTTTCAAAAATTTTGGCTGTGACAGGCCATCCCGCGTCTGCGCGTCGGGTGGCCTTCCTTTTATGTATTTGCCGGTCGCTGGCGAGGGCTACTCGGGAACGATGCCCAGTCGGTGCTGGTGGTACTGGGTCGTTGCAGCAAGCCTCGCCTCGGCAGTTTCTGAGGCGATCATCTTTGCCAGATTAGTCAGACCCTTGTGCGTGATGAGCACCTGCTGCCGCACCTTCTGCTCGCCTGTGGTCTTGCTCGGATATGCAAAGGTTTTGTATTTCAAGTCAAGCGCCTGCAATCGAGTGCGGTAGGCCTTGTACCCTTCTGCGCCTTCCCGCTCATAAATCCAGCCCTTGCTGATCAGGTAGTCGGTAAGGTCGCACTGCCGCATTTGCAGGGTAGCCGCAGCGTCGCGGATGCACAGCGTGCCGTCAGCGCTGGCGATCAGGTCGAACCCGGCCACGGCCGGCGCCTGGTCGGCAACCTTGTGCTCCAGCTGCTTCACTTTGCCCTCAGCTGCGCGTTTAGCCTCCACTTCATCGGCCCAGGCGCGCGCCGCAGCGGCCGGGTCGGCGAAGTTCGGCAACGCAGGCACCGTAGAAAGCGCACGGCGCTCGCATTCGATGAAGTACTCGCGTACCTCGAAACCCTTATCAGTTTCCGATAGCATGGCCACGTGCTTCCCGGCCTCAAGTGTCAGATGGTATTCGACCGTGTGCTGGCCTGAGCTCCCCCTTGAGGGGGAGCTTACAAAGTGCCGTCCTTCGACCAAGCGGGCGCGTGCGATTTGAGCTTTGACCCAGGCGGAGAAGTCTTTGCCGATCTGAAGAAAAGCGCGTAAGTCGCGCGCATTGGTCGTCTGTACGACCCTGCCGCCAATGGTCGACGTGCCGACCGGGACCAGCTCGCTGATCGTGCGCGCCGGCCGCGTAGCCAGCACCTCATGCGGTTGACGGCTGCTCATTGTGCTGTTCCTTTCCGTTGCGCATACTGCTTCGATTTGAGGTCGGCGATCATTTCATCGACCATCGCTTGCATGAGGTTGGTGCCGACCTCTTCACCGAGGCGAGTGGCAAGCCACAGAGCACTCTCGCTGTAGTGCTCGCCGCTGGCAACCATCGTCGCGAGAGTGTTGGCATGCGTGAAGCCGCGACGTGTGGCGCATCCAACGACCTTGGCGACGTGGTGTTGAACTACGGGATTGCGTTTCTGATCTGGGGCATGGGCGTTAATGAAGAACCCATAGAACACCGTGATGCAGTGCGGGCATTCCTCGAGTTCACCATCGCGCAGCTGGCGTGCGCTCATACCGCACCAGCCGTTTCGCACTCTTCTTGAACAGCCAAGTTGAAGCGTTCGGACAGCCCCGCGAGCAGCTCGGCCTGGTGCGCAGCGCTGAACTGGTCGAGGCGGCGCAGCGCTTCCTCGATTGTCAACCCGCAGCGGCCAACGTGCGATTTTACGCCCACACCTTGGGCATCTGCGCCGTGGTGCAGCAGAACCAGTGGCCCCTCGTGGCGGTTGTTGCCGGCGGCCGCCCGGCGGAACCGCACCCGGACTTCCCCAGCCCACTCTGGCCGGCTCTGGTACTCATCGGCTGCCCAGTAGGCGCTTTCTTGAGTAACGCCGGCCAGGAGGATGCGGTCATTAAAATCGCGCACGTCGCAGAGAACTTCACGGCCCATCAAGGCGTACACATTCGAGAAACCATAGTGATTAGCTGCGCAGGCGAGTGGCTGTTCGCGGTCACGGCCTTCGGCAAACAGCTCGATGTTTCTCAGCAGCCATTCAACGGAATGCGTGAGAAACCGCTTGCCGCTGTTGTCGGCGAAATCAATCCATGGTTCTTCGCCGTCGGTCAGGCCGAGGTCGCCGCCAAGATACCGCAGTGGCAACTGAACGCTCAGGGTCGTCGCCAAAATATCCACACTTCGGGCCGCATTATTGTCGCAAGCAGATTTATCTCTTGCCCTTGACGATACCTTATTGATATTATTAGCCTGTTCCAATTTTCACTCCAAAAATTTAGGTTGTGCGAGGCCATTCAGCGTTCGGGCGCTGGGTGGCTTTTTTGTTCGTAGAGTCTAAATGGCCCATTTTTGATTGGGCCAAATTCAGGCTGGTCCTGCTGCAGATGCAGATGGAAGCAAGCTGATGTGAAGTATATTAGCTTGAGGCTAATAATAACGCAAGAAAAAATTATTCTCAGGCTAAAATAAACTAAGAGGGTAACTCGGTAGCGGTCGCCGGCTGGCAACTTATGTCGAGGTTGAACCATTCCAAGTCCTGCTCGCTGACCGCCTCTGCGAGCCTGTTGGTCTCGAAGTATGCATATGAGGTCACTGTGTCGTCGCTCACGGCAACAGCATCACGCCCATCGTTCGAAAGTGTGTCTGCATTTTGGCAATGAGGGGGCGTCCTTTGACGCCGATGAACCTGGGATCGACCATGACTACAGCTACGGCCGATCCCAAGAATCGAGCTACTGCAACGCGGTAAACATTTGAAAGGAGGAGAGGGCGCTCCTCCAAGCCGCATGGGACATCACTCACAAGCGATCGGTTTCGCGACGGACTACCCGGCCAACGACTAAGCAGTCGTCGCCGCGGCATATTTTTCTGTGAAATTTCCGTTGATCGGCATTATCCGAGGTAAGCCACCAGTCGCCAGCATCTCGTGCCATCCTTTTGACGATGGCCTCGCCCTCATAATTTACGGCAAAAATTCCACCGTCTACTGGCGTCTTGTCAGCCGTATTGATGACGATAGTATCACCATCATAAAGCTGAGGCTCCATACTCTCCCCTCTTACTCTCACCGCTACCAATGCTTCTGGATCAAAGCCTTTCCGCTCGATCCATCCACGATTTAGCGTAAGCGTCGACTCCCCCCCACTATCCGGCTCGGTTCGAAAGCCTTGAATACCTGCGGAGAGCCGAAGCGAAACCATCTTGATTTGGACAAACTCTTCATTTGAGTCGTCAAGTACCCGTACAGGAACGTGATCGAATTTTGATAGGCCTGGCGGCGGGTTTGAAGTCGAGCCGATCTGCTCAGGGACCACCAAGTTTTGCCGGTCCATCCACCCCAGTGGCAAGCCAAGCGCAGTCTCGATATCTCGACAAGATGCGCTGCTTACGACTCGGGGCCGTTGAGTGATCGAGTTCAGAGAGCGGTTTATCCACTGGCTGACTTGCGAGCTGCTTTTGCCAATTTTTTCGGCCAGCTTCGTGGTGCCACCGTGGTAAGTCGCCAGTTGTTTTAGGTTCGCAGTGCGAAGGTCGTCAATAGTATCCATCCCTGCATTACATAGCGTTTGGCTAAAATAGTCAACAAAAATTAGCCTTGCACTACATTTAGCTCTAGGCTAAGATGAGGCATGGATCTCAAAACTTACCTTTCAGAAGCACGCGGACGACTGACTGCCTTGGCAAATGAAATCGGTGTTCATCCGCCCGATGTGAGCCGCTGGGTGGCAGGGGACCGACCTATCCCTTTCAAGTACGGGGCGGCTATCGAGAAAGCCACTGACGGCCGCGTCACCCGCCAAGAGCTCTTTCCTACGACATGGAACAAGTATTGGCCTGAGCTGACCGAACTAATTCCCGCCGACTAACCATCCGATTTATCTGTTGGACGAACGCGCTAAGTGTAGCGCAAGGCCCCTTTACGCCCAAATTTTGGAGAGCACCATGAAAACCATCATCAAACGCACCGTCATCCAGCTGTACTGCCGCGAGCTGATCAAGGGATCGACGGTCATTCGCGCGTTCAACCGCCTCAACCTCTGGAGGGCATAAGCATGAGCAGCAAATTTTTTATCGACCTGGGCCATGTCATCGACCGCGAAGGGGAAATGATCGCGGTAAGCATGCAGACCGAACAGTGGCCCGACGGGATCATGTACGGCGTAGCCTTCAACGAGCTGAACAACCCAAACGAGCTGTTCGCTTTCGGAAGTCTTTTCGATTTTCTCCTGAAGGGCGAAGAAAAGGATTTCGAGATCATTAGCGAGACCCGGTTGTGCGAACCGACCCGTATTTCAGCTAAGCAGATCCGCAAGCTGGTACGTCGAATCTTGCTCTCGCACGAGCACGAAGGTGACGTCTTCACAGTGCGATGGGATGGCAGCGTGCTGCACCAGGCGTGGCGCCTCATGCCTGTAGACGATTCGATCCCATTCTAAGGCAGCCATGAGCAACATCCAGAAGCTGCGGCTTGACCATATCAATATCCTGGCCGGGACGCAGTCGCGCGCGGGAACGAATGACGATACGGTAAAGGAGTACAAGGAGGCCCTGCAGCAGGGCGCTGAGTTTCCGCCAGTTGTCGTGTTCAGCGATGGTTCCGAGAGCGGTAGATGGCTGGCTGACGGCTTCCATCGCTACCTTGCGCATGACAAGGCGGGCCTGTCGGAGATCACCTGTGACGTCCGAATCGGTACTTTGCGTGATGCAAAGCTGTTCTCGAACGGGGCAAACGGTACGCACGGACTGCCGCGCACCAACGCCGACAAAAACCGTGCCGTGATGAACATGCTGGCTGATGATGAGTGGAAAACCTGGAGCCAAGAGCAGATCGCAAAGGCCTGTCGTGTTTCGACTGGCCTTGTCTCGAAAATCATCGGCAAAGCATCTCTTCACGGTGAAGAGATGAAACCGGCGACACGTACGGTGACCCGGAACGGAGTTACCTACGAACAGAACACGACCAATATTGGGAAGCAGCCCGCAGCCATTCCAACGCTGTCGACCTCCCCAATTAGCACCAACGCCGTCGTATCGACGGTAGTTTCGTGCGACTCCGAAAACACCGACGCTCCTGATTTTGGAGCCGGGACCTTTCCCGTAGCGGCGCCGGCCGCGCAGCTTACCGTGGACGACATCGGCGACGATGCTGCCGACTTCGATTTACCCCCGGCGTCAGAATAGTTGTCGCGTCACCTGATTTGTAAAAACTACCGGGGGCGGGCCAATGAGAGAACGTGAATCAGTATCCAGCAGAACGAAAAGAAGCGCTATTGCGGCAGATGATGCCGCCGACGAACAAGCCGGTGTCGCAGATAGCGCGCGAGAACGGCATCAGCTCGAAGACCCTTTATACTTGGCGACGTGAACTAAAAGCTCAGGGAGTTGCGGTGCCAGGTGATGGAAAGAATGCCGAGGATTGGACTTCGGAAGACAAGTTCGCGGTGGTGCTTGAGACAGCGGCGCTGGGCGCCGCCGAGCTGGCGGAATACTGCCGGCGCAAGGGGCTGTTTGCCGAGCAGATCGCCGCGTGGCGGGCGGTCTGCAGCGCGGCCAATGCGAACGCGACGCAGAAGGCGCGCGAGGTGCGCGTGCAGTCGAAAGAGGACAAGAAGCGCATCCGTGAACTAGAGACGGATCTGAATCGCAAGGAGAAAGCGCTGGCTGAAGCGGCCGCGCTATTGATCCTGCGAAAAAAAGCCCAGGCGATCTGGGGGGACAAAGAGGAAGACTGATCAGCGTCCCAGATCGCCTTATGTGTGTTGCGTTGATCCGCGAAGCCGAGCTGGCTGGTTGCCGTCTCAAGCAGGCATGCGCCGAGCTCGATGTGAGCCTGCGTTCCTTCCAGCGCTGGGTGCGCGAGGGTGATGATGCTGTCGCCGCCGATGCTCGCACGACCTGCGAACGTCCGGCTCCGTCGAACAAGTTCAGCGAGGATGAGCGCAAGGAGGTTCTGGCGGTGGCCAATTGCGCGGAATTTGCCAGCCTGCCTCCAAGCCAGATCGTACCCACGCTGCTGGACCGTGGGGTGTATGTGGGGTCAGAATCGACGATGTACCGCATCCTGAAGCAGGAGCAACAGCAGCATTCGCGGGGGCGGGCGAAGAAACCTTCGTCGCGCGTGCTGACCAGCCATTGCGCCACGGGGCCGAACCAGGTCTGGTCCTGGGATATTACGTGGATGCCAGCGCCGGTGAGGGGCATGTACTTTTACTGGTACATGATCCTCGACGTGTTCAGTCGCAAGATCGTCGGACACGAAGTGCATGCGGTGGAAACGGCTGAGCTGGCGGCATTGTTGATGCGGCGCGCCAGCTTGGCGGAAGGGTTGGCGGGGCGTCCGCTGGTACTGCATTCGGACAATGGCAGCTCGATGAAGGGCGCCACGATGCTGGCCACGCTGGAGCAGTTGGGTGTGGCGGCTTCGTTCAGCCGGCCGCGGGTTTCGAACGACAATGCATTCGCCGAATCGCTCTTCCGCACATGCAAATACCGGCCAGACTATCCGAACAAGCCGTTCGACAGCTTGGAGGCGGCGCAGGCCTGGACGCTGAAGTTTGTGCGCTGGTACAACACGGAGCACAAGCACAGCGGCCTGAAATTCGTGACGCCGGCACAGCGGCATTCGGGGCAAGCGGCGGCAATTCTGGGGCGGCGTGAGCAGGTCTATGCCGAGGCCAAAGCCAAACATCCGGAGCGTTGGTCAGGGCCGACCAGGAACTGGGAACTGAAGGACGAAGTGTGGCTCAACCCAGAGCGGCTTCAATTAGAAAAAATGCCGCGTGCAGCATAAGGAACGAGGGCCAGTCGCATCACGCCACGTCGTCCTGAAAGCTCAAATGGTCCTGGCGATTCGAGCCGAGCGAAGACGAGCTAGCCCGGTAACGGGCGTGCCACGGCGTCACACGGGGCGCATGTAGGAACGCTTTGCGGACGGCCCCCGCAGCGACGATGCCGCCGGTCGGCATTCGACGAATTGACGTGAATTTGTTTGAGGTCACGCGACAACTAGCTTGACAAACGCCGATCGCATGGTTGTGTCATCGAAGCCCATGCCGGGAAAATGCAGGATGTCAGACGGTTCGAACCAGGTGGAAATGCCGTGCGAAGGCATGTTGACGTAGTATCGAACACCTCCGGCGATGGTGCGAATCGGTGAAACACAGCCCCATGGCAGCGGCAGGATCTCGCGGGGCCTGCCATTGGGACGCCATTTGATGAGGCCGTAGGCGTCGCCACGCAGCAGCTGCGACATGCTGGCGCCTTCCCACATCGACGCCGCAGTAAATTGCGGGCTGGGCTGCTCGTTGAGCAAATACCACAGGTCGCTGCGCGGGAGACGAGCCGGGATCTCGCCGCCATCCATTGAGTACTCATGGATCGGCATGCTCACGATCGCACCGCTGATCTTTGCCACGCACGCGGCTACAGCCGACACGCGCATGGCGGAAGTGGCTGAGACCGTGGTGCCGGCCGCCGACACGCCGAACGCCTCCATCATGGCGTCGCTGTAGCTGACGTTGGAAACCTCCGGACGTGACGGTGCCTGTCGCCCGGTGAACATGGCGACGATCGCATCAAGTATTTTCATTCAGATATCCACAAAACCCTGCGAAATTTCGTTCGTCTCGCCGCTCATCGCGCGCGCTACGCCCATGATCCCCGCGACAATCCCGTCGATCTTCTGCTCGGGCTTATCCTTGCGGGGGTAGATGTTGTCTTTTGCGTCCAACTTGGCGACCACATTCGAAGCCATCCAGGTCAGGACCGGGTTGCCATCGTGGTGCACGCGGCCAGCCTTCACCGCGCTTTCAAATTCCTTCATCGGCAGCGACAGGTTCTTGACTGTCTGCCCCAGCTCCACCGCGTTGATGCCCTGCTTTGTCAGGCGCTGCTCCAGCTGGGCGGCGCGGTACGGGTCGAATACAACTTCCTCGGGCCCGTACTCCGCGATCATGGCTAGCGTGTCTTCCTCGATCAGATCGAAGTCGATCTCGGCGCCATCGTGCTGCTGAAGGAACCCTTCGATTACCCACTTGCGGTAGGCGCTGCTATTTTTGGTGTCGTTCTCGATCGCATTCTCGGGCAGGTAGTAGCTGCCGAACAGGTAGAAGTGCTGCTTGCCGGCGATCTCTTTCACGAACATCAGCATGATCACGCAGACGTCTGATCGGCTGGCCAAGTCGAGCGTGATATAGCACTTCTCGCCCTTGAACTGCCCGGGGCGCAAGGTGCGGTCCGTGCACTTGTCCCATTCCAGTAGATTGAGCCATGCCGCTTTGGCCGCGCACCAGATGTTCAGGTGCTTCGTCTTAAACCGCGTTTGCTTTGACGCGCTCTGCACAGCCTGGCGCTGCTGGCTGAGCAGAAAATCGATATCGACCGACACGCCCATATTCGGGTTCGCCTTGTACAGCGAGGCCGGATCGTCCCACCTATCCGAATCGTCGATCGTGTAAATCAGCGTGAACAGTTCGTCATTGTCGAGCACCCCTTCAAGCATCTTCTTAGCGTCCGATTCCTGATCGAAGCACGGGCCGGCGATGTTAAACCCAGCGGTCGTGATCATCAGCATCAGGGGCTGCTCGCGCGACCCCATGCCGGTCTCCATCGTGTCGACCAGGTCGCTGGTGTCATGCTCATGGTACTCATCGACAATGGCGCACGATGGGCTCGATCCGTCGCCTGGCTTGCCGATGACCGGCTCGAAGCGCGAACCGTCCTCTGGATTGACCAACGCCTTAGCCCACACCTCGGCGCCAAAAGCGTCGCGCAGTTCCGGTGTGCGCTCGAGCATCTGCTTGGCTGGCCGGAAGACCTCCCATGCCTGGCGCTCCGTCGTCGCGCCTGAATAGACTTCCGCGCCAAACTCACCGTCGGCCGCGAACATGTACAACCCGATGCCCGAGCCGATGATCGACTTCCCGTTCTTTCGCGGCACCGCGAAGTAGGCCTTGCGGAAGCGACGGCGCCCGTCCTTCGACTGCTTCCAGCCAAACAGCACACAGAATGCGAAGCACTGCCATGGCTGAAGCACGATCAGTTCGCGCTTCCTGGCCCACTGGCCTTTGGTATGCGGCATCAGCGACAGAAACTGACAGACCTTGTTACCGGCATCCTCGTCAAAGTAGAACTTGGCGCCGCGCTTCTTCGCCGCCTTCAGGTCGTTGAGGTGGCGCTTGCAAGCCAGCCTGACCCACTTGCACGCGATGACATCGCCTCGAGTAACCGCTTTCGCATACTCCAGCGCGGTGCCGACATAATCGGCGGACACGTCAGGCTTTCTTCTGCCCCACCAACGCCAGGAACGGATTGACTTTGGGGGCTTTTTTGGAGGACACGCGCGACCGGTCGGCCGGGGTCATGCCAAGCGATGCCAGGGCTGTGCGAATCTGCGCAGCTTGCGCCATTGTCACATCGCCATCATCGAGTGCACGGAAGCGGGCCACCAGGCGCGCCGTCAACTCAACGGCCATACGGTCTGTCGACTGCAAAACGGATTCTGGCAACAGGCCAACCATTTCATTCCACACTGCGGCCTGGGCGTCGTTGAAATATGCCGGCGCCGATTTATCGAAGGCGCCGGATTCAAAATCTTCGCGCTGGCGATCCGGATTGTGGGCGAACGCTCCCCGTGCTTCGAGGATATTCGAAGGCGTGCGGGGCTTCGGCATGTGTTACTCCGTGGAAAATCTGAAAGTTTGAATTGGGGATATGAAAATTGAACGAAACAGTCGGTCTAGAGGGTTTTCCGGCCAGACTTTTGACCGCCCCCTCCGTGCCGAATGCGTGCATTGCTATCCTTCCTCCTGCGTCTTCGCCGCGTGGCAACGAGAGCAGGCCGACTGCAGGTTGCTCTCCGCGTCGGTCTGCTCGTCGGTCCATCCTCGGCTGCGGGCTTGTTCCTTGCCGATGATGTGGTCGACCTCACGAGCGACGAACGTACAGCCCGGCCGCTTGATCTTGCACAGGCCCATGTCGCGGCTCAGGATGCGTGAGCGCAGCTTCTGCCAGTCCCACCCATATCCGCGCTCTGCGCTGCTCTTGTCGCCGTGTGAGCGATTCCAGCCCACCTTTAGCTTGGCGTGCCTGGCGCAATAGCCTGGCGTGTCGAGTAGTGCACCGCATGCCACCTTCCGGCAAATCGTCTTGGGTCGTGCTGCCATGGTGATTAGCTGAGCGTGATGCCCGCATCCACGCTGTCAACGACATGGCGTTCAAGGTCACCGAGGGAGCTCTGTCGAACGAACTGCACATCCAGGCTCGTGATGTAGGCGCCAGTCTCTTCGAAGAAGGCTTTCGCCTCGGCCGCCACAACAGTGCGAATCCGGTCCTGCAATTCCCCTTTCCTTGCGACCAACTGACTGACGCCGCGATTGCCTGCCGGCGCGCCCATAATGGCCTGCTGGCTTGGCGTCTCGATGCGCTTACCTGCGACCAGCTGATCGACCAAGGCATTGATGCGCCGCTTCACCTTGTTCTGGATATGCGTGCACCGCATGTCGCGCATGAACGTAGGCATGCTGGTGAACCGCGGATCGATGCCCAGCTTCTTGAGCTCGGCCTCGATGGCCAGGCGCAACGGTTCAAGCGCTTCCTTCTCGGCGCGGATCACTTCCTCACGGATGCGTTCCTCGATCAGGCTGGTGACGCTTTCGTGTTTGGTCTCGCACATGGTCTGTCCCTATCTGGTTGTGAGCGCGCCGGCCGGCGTGCTGCTGGTGTCACCGCCTGCTCTACGCGATTGCCCGCGATACCCTGCGGTGGGATTCCGTAGTCATGGTTCATCGGTGACTGCACCCGCTATTGCGAGTCGCGCCGCTGGAGTGCGATGGCGCGCACGATGCTCAACGAGCGGGCTTTGCCTTGAGTGTGAGGCCGCGCTCTATCATGCGCCTCACTTTCTTCATGTCCGGCTCCATACCGGTCACGGCGCAGATGAAGTCCAGCGTGTGCATGTAGGGCATCAGCCACCATGCGCGGTGCACGGTGAGAGTGCAGGTAATGGTGCGCTCGGTCATGGCTCGGCTTCCGGTTCGTCGTTGTGCGGGATCAGCCCCCAGCCCAGCTCTCGGCAGATGTCGGCGGGTGTGGGTGGAGGATCTTCTTGCTCGGGGTGCGTGCGGTCGCTCATGTAGGCGCGCACCAAGTGCTTGTCGGGCTTGGTGCTCTGCGTCATCGCTGGACGTGTAAGTGAGCAAAAACGTAGCCGATCATCTGTACCGCTATACTGTCGGCTCTACAAACTTTAAGAGAAAGAAAATGGTTTCGCGATACGAAGTACGTCTCTTAGGGCATGACGCCGACGCGGTGGAATTCACAAATATTTTACGAGCAGAAATCGATGAATTCCATACTCCGCCGGTGATAGCCAGTAAGGGTGCGCAGGGGCATCGGGAGCATGAGATTCGATTTGCTACCGCCAAGCGCATTTCACCGACACCGGAAAAGATAAAGCAGTGGGCGAATTCGATTTATATACGACACATTGATGTGACGATGCGGAACGTCACCTAAGCCATAGCTCTCGATGTCCGCTTTGCCCTGCTCGCCATCTTCAATCGCAAAAAACCCGCTACCTTACGGTGCGGGCTTTGTATGGGCGCAGAAGAGCGTCAAAGGTCTCGGCTTGAGGCTTGCCGCTGTCCTGCCTCGCTCTTCCAGCCAGGCTTAAGTTATGCTCGCCGGATCAATCATAAGGCGTTCAGTGTAGCAATTATATACCTGGGTTTACGAACAGTGGAATTCTTTTTCTGCCGTCACAAATCCATGTCCGACGCCAAGCGCTTCATCGCCTTGCCAGCCGCGTGCGCCGACATGGCATCAAGCGCCTCAACCATGTCCTCCACCAAATGCACCAGGTTGTGCTTGGCTGCAACAGCGCGCCTGCCGCTTCCTGCGCAAGTGCGGCACGCCACGTCCGACAGCATGGCGGGCTTGCCGCGCATTGGTTCATAGCCGCGCCCCGTACACGCTGGGCATACGTCGTTGAGCCAGTGGTCGAGCGACAGGCGCGCGATCTTGGCCGGGCTGACATCTGGTGGCCAGGTTCTGTGTGACGCCTTCCCGATGACGATCTCACACCACGCTTCCAGGAGCGCCGGGTAGGTGGTGGCATCGCTGGCGTACTTCACGCGAAACAGCTTGGTGCCAAGGTCGCGGCACAGGGCCGCAGCGGCTAGTACCTCGGTACTGTGATGGTGCGCGTCATCACGCAAGTTCGACGACGCCAAGGCTCGGGTGTATTTCTGAATTACGTTCATTTTGATCCTTGTTCATTCCGCGCGGTGGCCGTTCCGCGCAGGTAGGTAATTAAGTCCGCAAACGTCGGGCAGACTTCCTCGGCGCGAAAGGTCCCACCGCTATCGATCTCGCGCCGAATCGCTGCCACCAAATCCTTCGGCGTATTCCCGGCTATTTGCTTCGCGGTCGCCTTGGCCTTACCTTGCAATCGCGCTGCCTCGACGTGCTCAGCGATTACCGCACCGGCGCGTCCGCCGCTCTGGCGCACGATCTTGGCCGCATTGCTGGCGCTTATCTGTTTTTCCGACACCGCCTGTTTTACGTCACTGTTTGCGTCGGCAAGCACCAGGGCATCGCTGACGTTCTGCACCGAGCGCCCGACTGCTTCGGCGATCGCGGATGGTGTCCAACCCCAGCCGACGAGCTTGCGATACTGCACAGAGCGCTCCAGGGGAGTCAGGCCCAGGCCTTGCGAACTGGTGATTAAATGGATGACCCGTTCTGCATCCCCGCCACGGAACTGCTTGGCGCCCAGCTGGAAACCGCCCTCGGGTTCGCGCACGCCAGGCTCGGCCAGCCATTCCATGGCCGCCGTTATCCGGTGGTGGCCGTCAACCGCGATGATGGCGCCGTCCTCGATCCGCACCTTGATATCGTCGAGCTCGTGTCCAGCCCGCAGCGAGGCTTTGATCGACTCCACGTGTTCGCGGTTGATCGGCCGGTTAAAGCCAGGCTCAAATTGCACCAGGCGCGGATCGACGCCCCAGCTCTTTACCGTAGACACGCCGGGCATGCCGCGCTCCTTCATGACCTTAAGCGAAACTGCTGGCTTTTCGCTGCCCTGATTTTTCTTCACTGCATCGTTCACTTGACCCATTTCGCTCTCCAATTTTGGCGGATACGCCGCCGCGTTTTGTAAAAACCTGATGAATATCGATAATTCTCACTGCCAATCCCTATATGGCTCGGTTCGACGGTGTGCGCCATTTTTGCGCCACATACATGGTCTTTCTAACGTCATTTTTTGACTTGTGACTAAAAGTTTGACATTAGTCAATGATCAGCTTTCTCGTCCTCCGATAATTGGGCACTTACCGTGGAGGACGTGATGGAATCTGAACGCTTGGAAACGTACAAAGATTGGTCTATCTCAGTACATTGCGAGACGATCAAACTTGGTGGGCGCCCAACTCGCTATACGGCCCTTGGCATCCTCACTCTTATTCCCAAGGCCACCGCGACGCCACGAGTAATCAACCATCCTCCTGCAGTAGTGCACTTCGCTGGCAAAGGCTTTGCAACCTCAGAGGAGGCGAATGCGGCCGTCATTCGGGAGGCAAAACGCCAGATCGATTTAGCTTTGAAAAGCGCCGCCGCGTAAGACGGACCTTACTCATGGGCACGTCCTCTCGGCGCAGCTGCGCCTTTTGATGCTGTCCGGGCCAGCGCGGCGTTGTGGCACGCCACCAGGATCAGGTGCCAGTCATCGCGGCGGGCCCAGTACGTCGAGCGGCACCAGTTCACTTCTTGCATATCAAACTCCCTCAAATTGAGTAAATCTATTAGGCGCTGCTCGATCTTTGCCGGTATCGGCCGCTTGCTTTTTGTCATGCGTTTCTCTCGGCCATAGTTGTCATTTAGAGGGGTTGGTTGGAACCCTTCCGCAGTCGGTACGTATGAGGGTTAGGTGTTCCCGGTCCCCGAGCAAAATCAGCAAAAACTTGTATCGAAAGTGACGTATTCACGGATGGTCAGTTCCGCTACGGCTCGCCCAGGCCGCCCCCTCGCTCTTTCGATTGGCGCACTCTGGTGAATGCGCCTGCCAAACGAGCCAAGCATTCCAACTCTGTACCTCTGTTCGCTCCAGCCTGTGCTCTCAGGCCTCGGCAAGGCCCCCTCTGCGCCTTGTTCGTGCTGTGCCTTGGTGTTCGACGGTGCTGTCGGTCTTTTCGCGGTGTGGGCCGATTCAGGCCCTTGCACGTTTTTTCTGGTGTCGTCCGCTCCACCCTGGGGTGCATTCCTGCACCTCATGCAATCTTGGAAAGGGGTGCGCAACTTGCGCCGGCCCTTTCCAAGATGCGCTCAACGACGAGCGCGTTTACCGCCCTACGTCGCGCGCAGCAGCCGCGCTTCCCGCATGACCTTCAGCTTGATGTCGACGAACACGCTCGCCTGCACCTGGAGCACCGTGCGCTTGCGGGCGAAGCTGTATGCCTGGCCTTCCAGCGCCAGCTCCATCTGCTCCATGGCGTAGTCGTTCCAGTCAGTGCCGTTGCAGACCGGCGCCGCAACGCCTACGCCCAGCAGCTCGGCGGCTGCGCGCGCAGCATCCAGGCCAGGGTTGCGGCCAATGCGTGCAGCTGTCTCCAGGTCGTTGTCAGCGCACACGACGCCCATTCCGAACCGGTCCATGCGCTCGGCGACGACGGGGAGATTTCCGGCGTTGAATGCGACGACAACACGGCAGTTCGGGATGGCCTGGTAGATGGTCAGGCCAGTGGCGAAGCCCTCGACCAGGACCGTGACGACGGCGTTAGGTCGCTCGATGGCGTAATAGGCGCACTTCGTGGTGGCGCCGAAATGGAATTTCTTCTCGCCTTCTGGCGAAATGCGCTGCACGCTGAGGATCTTGCCGTTGTAGAGCATCGGAACGACCAGCCAGCCTTTGTGATCGACACGCAGGCCGACGCAGCCGGCCACACCGAGGCCCTTGCCCACCAGGTAGGGATGGCTGTCACGCAGCGGCGTGCATGTGGCGTAGTACGCGCGCGCGCCGTCTCGTGCCTTAATCAGCGCGGCATGGCGTTCTGCCTGGCGGCGGGCGATGGCGGCGCGGTCGATCGGAGCGGCCATCGCCGCCGCATCATCGCTTGCGCGCCACATCAGCGGCTCGGCGTGCACGGCGTAGTCCTGGCACCAGCCGACCAGGCCGTCGTCGGCCAGCTTGATGCTCGCGTTCTTCTTGCGCGGATGACTCTCGGTCTTGCACCGAATCCAGCGGCCAGGCGTGAACGTGTCCGGCACGATGATGCCGTTCGCCTGGACGAATTGCAGGAAGTCGCTCATGCCTTTTTCGCCTTCGCATTTCTCGCAATGCGACGCGATAGCAACCACTTCAGCACTTCTTGGGTCGGCTCCATAGGTGTGAGTGCACGTTCGCTTGCGTTCGGCCAATCGCCGAACTTTTCCTTGTACTTCCAAGCAGCCGCGCCTTCTTGCCACTGCTTGGTCAGAGCGACGTGTTTTAGTTGGGCGTAAAATGCTGCGCGCTCGTCCATTGTGGGAATGCGCTTCTTGCCCTTTGAAGTCGTCACCTCTTCCAATGTCCCAGCTACCTGTAGCAGCTCTCTCGACTTGGAATAGACATGACCGCAGGACGGGCAAGCCGGCAGCGGGCTATGGATGTGGTGGCAACCTGGACACTTCACAGGCTGCTTCTCTTTTTGGGCAGACGGCTTCGCCTCTTTCGGTTTGCCATCGTCCAGCTCGGACAGGCCGTTCTCGAAGAATTCCTGGATCTCAGCCCAGAAACGCATGCAGTTTCCGCTGTGATCGAGAACGATGGCTTCGGTCTTGCCGGTAGCGGGCGAGGTACGCAGCACGCGGCCAAGCATCTGAATGTGGATCGCTAACCCTTTGCGCAGCGGACGAGCGAGAATGAGCACCTCGACGTCGGGCACATCAAAGCCTCGTGTCAGGCTCTCGATGCTGATCAGGCCGCGGATGTAGCTGTCCGGTTTTCGGAATTCCTCGATGGCCGCATCCTTCTCTTCGTCGGTTTGCCGGTAAGTCACTAGGTTGCATACGACTCCCTCGGCCATGAACTGCCGCTGCATTTCTTCGGCGTGCGCAACTGACGAGGCAAAAGCGATAAACTTCTTTCCCTGTCCACGTTCCATATAGCCAGCAACCACATCACCGATGACCGGCATTGCGCGCGATTCGACCTCTTTTTCGCTCCATTCGCCGGCTACAACTTCGGCACCAGTCATGTCTGGCTCAGAAGCCGCCCACACACGATAGTCAACCAGCCAACCCTCACGGATCAGCTGGTTGGTGGTCGCGGCATTAATCACCACATCGAAGTACTTCCCCAGCCCCTTGGTAAACGGGGTTGCGGTAAGGCCGATCGAATAACACTCGCGCTTTGCAAGCTGTGCTTTGAGCTTGGTCGACAGCACGTGGCATTCGTCGACGATCTGCAATTTCACTTTTGGCCAGCCGCGCTTGCCAGAGATGGTCGGCAGACAGCACACCTGGATAGCCTCGGCCGGGTCGTAGCCCTCATGGTTGGCGTCAACTATCTTGGCCGGTCGGCGTCAATTATCTTGGCCGGTGAAGCAAAGTGTTGTTAATCCTTCTTTTCCTTCGTTTTTGGCCTGGCGGTAGTGTTGCCTGCCGATGCTGCCCGTCGCCGATAGCTTTCCACGTTTAACTCGAAGATGGTCGAGTGGTGCACCAAGCGGTCCACGGCCGCCAGCGTCATCGCCGGTTCCGGAAACACCTGATCCCACCCAGAGAACGGCTGGTTCGCCGTCAGGGCCAGACTCTTCCTCTCGTAGCGCGCAGCGATCAATTCAAACAGCACCGACGTCTCTGCCTGGTCGCGCCGGACGTAGCTCAGATCATCCAGAATCAGCAGGTCGAAGCGGTCCAGCTTCGCGATCTCGGCCGGCAGGCGCATTTCACGCCGCGCCACTTGCAGCCGTTGCACGAGGTCGCTGGTGCGCGCGAAGTGAACCCGGTAGCCTCGGTCGATCAGTCCGTAGCCGATGGCACACACGAGGTGGCTCTTGCCTACGCCCGGCGGTCCGAACAGCAGCAGGTTGGCACCCTGGTCGATCCATCCATCGCCTTCGATCAGCGCGGTGACATGTGCCTTCGATACAGTCGGTACTGTCGTGAAGTCGAAGCTAGAGAGCAGCTTGCCCGGCAGTAGTTGGGACTCAAGCCGGTGTCGTTCGAGGCGTCGCGTTTCTCTCTCGGCCAGCTCATGCTCCATCACGGCAGTGAGGAAGCGCTCGGCGGGCCAGCCCTCCTTGTTCGACTGCTCTGCCAAGCCGGCCCACAAGCGCTTGATGGTTGGTAGGCGCAGCTCGTTGAGGATCAGCGGCAGACGTGCCGCGATACCGCTCATGCAGCCTCCAGCAGGCAGTCGTAGCTGGCCAGTGTCGGCAGCACCACTGTGACGGTCGGACATTGCGCCGGGCGCGGCGCCATCTCCTGCTGTAGCGTTTCCAACTCTGGCATCTCGCCGGCAGCGAGCAGCACTCCCAACCGCTGCGCGAGCGCAGCCTCGCAGCCGCCGTTGCCCGCCAGGTCCAGCAGGCCAACCATAAGCCTGCAGGCTTGCGCCTCGGGCAAGCAATCCTTCAGCTGAACCCACATCAGGCGGTACTCGGTGCGCGGGAACAGAGCGTCTCGCAGCACCGAGCGCGCCAAGGCTCCGGGCTTACGTTTGAGCGCCGGGAGCAGATGGCGGTAGTCGACGACCTTGCCCCGCCCGCTGACCGGATCGGGCTGGCCACGCTGCAGCTCAAGCACGCACACGTTGCCCAGCCAGCACTCCAGCCGCTCGGCAAAGATACGCACCTTCAGCCGATGTCCCACCAGCCTCGACGGGGCCGTGTACAGCACCTTCTTGACCGTCATCGTGCAGTACTTTGTCACGCGTGCATCGACCTCCTCGTAGTCGCTGCTGCGCCTTTCCGGAAGGGCTATGAGCATGGCACGTTCTTCGTTGAACTTTCGGGCAACCCGGCCGTTGAGGCGCCCGAACACTTCGGCAACGAAGAGCCGGTAGGCGTCCAGATCAACGAAGTCGCGGTGCCCGCGCAACAGCAGTGCCTGCTCCATGGTCCGCTTGAGCGTGCCTTGCCGCGATTCAATCGAACCGTTCTCGTGGCTTACGCCGAGGTTGTTGCGGCTGGGCCGCATGCCGTAGTGCTGGCATAGCGCGTCGTAGCGCCGCGTCAGCAGCTCCTGCTCGGCCTTGTTCTTGTAGGCAGCTGCCAGGCTGTCAGTGCGATGCTCTTCAGGGACGCCGCCCATCATCCATGCAGCATTCTGAAGGCCAGAAGACAGCGCCATGAAACTCTCACCGCCCAGCACTACCTCGACATAGCGCCAGCCGGAGTAGGCCAAGGCAAACTGGTAAAGCAGGTGTAGCAAGGTTGCGCCGGCGACGGTCACTTGCAGGATGGCTGCATGGGTGAAGTCCGACAGACCAAGGCGGCCCGGTGGGTGCGCCTGTGCGAAGAAGACCTCGCGCTCCTTGCCGTAACTGGCGCTCCAGGTGCGCACCCGGCGTTGCAGTGTGCGCAACAGAGCATCGTCGTACTGCCCTGGGTGGCGCCGCTGGATTTCCTCGAGCAAGGTCGTCGCTGTCAAGGCCGGCGCCGCTGCCAGCATCGGCACAAGCTCGCTCTCCCAGACTGCTTCGAATGGATCGGTGCGAGTGCGCCAGCTGCGCGCCTCACGCTGAGATGGCAATGCTTCGCTGGCGTCGATCCGCCGTGCTGAGCGCACGCTGATGCCGGTCTTCGCCGCAGCGACTTCCTGCCCGTGCTTGGTTCTGAGTTTCTTGTAAATGCCCACTTGGTGATCTCCAATGCGTTTGCCGGCCACTCGTCATCTCCCCAGCTCCATGCTGCGATCGATGTCGGTGATCCAGTTCGGCGCGCGTAACGCGATCGGCAATGCCCTGGCCATGGATGAGTACAGCGGGAAGTTCTTCGAGAACGGGGCTCACCCTTCGATGATCTTGCAAAGCCCAAACAAGATGAACCCAGGCCAAATTTCTGACCTTCAGCAGGCCTTCGCACGCAAGTACGCCGGCCTGAAGAATGCGCACGCTGTGCCGCTGGTTCTGACCGAAGGGCTGACGGCGAACCAAATGAATATTTCAGCTGAGGACTGCCAGCTGCTGGACGCCCGCCGATTTCAGGTGCTCGACGTGGCCCGTGCATTTGGCGTGCCGGGCTTCATGATCAACGAGTCGACCGGCGCGACATCATGGGGCTCGGGCATCGAATCGATTGGCCGCGCCTTCGTTCAGTACACCTTGCAGACCTGGCTGAAAAAAATTGAGCAGGAGTTGAACCGCAAGCTCTATCCCCGCAATACCGGCCGCTTCCTTGAATTCCACCGTGAAGCGCTGTACGAGGGCGACATTGCCGCTCAAGGGGCCTTCTTCCGGCTGGCGCTGGGCGGGCCTGGCGCTGGCGATGCCTTCATGTCGCTCAACGAAGTGCGTCGCCGGCAGCGCTTGCCGCCAGTTGACGGTGGCAACGTCCTCTACCGCGCGCCGCGCGAACAACCACAACCCGTTCCGAAAGCTGCCGAATGACCCACCTCATGCAATTGTGCATCGACAACGCCGCGAGCTCGGCGGCGAAGCAGGAAATGTTCGTATCGAACAGCGCCGGCCAGACGCTCTATATTCGCGGCGTCATCGCGTCGAACTTCGATGCGAACGCGGCCGACGTGATCGCCAGCCTGAATAAAGCCGACCCTGGCCAGGTGCTCAACATCCGTTTCAACACGCCCGGGGGAGATGTTTTCCAGGGCAAGGAGATCGCTGCGGGCATCAAGAGCTACCCGGGCAAGACTATCGGCCACGTTGATAGCCTGTGCGCCAGCGCAGGCACGAGCATTGCAATTTCCTGCGACGAGATCGAGATGAGCAAGGGTGCCTTCTTCATGATCCACAACGCGCAGGGCATGGCGTTCGGCGACAAGAAGGCGCTGCGCGACCGGGCTGACCTGGTTGAGAAGATCGAGCTGTCCATCGTCGACGACTACACCGAAAAGACCGGCAAGCCGGCAGAGGACGTAATCGCAATGATGGAGGCTGAAACCTGGATGAGCGCTGAAGAAGCGCTTTCCCACGGCTTCATCGATCGCATTGCCGGCGCGCCGGCCAAGACGTCGAACGCCTGGAACCTGGCGGCTTACGCAAACGCTCCTGCCGCTCTCGCGCCTCAACCTGCCCCCGTTTCGGTGCCTGCGCCAGTGACGGCCATCGCCGCCCCATCCATGACGCAAGCCAACGCCAACCGTCTGGCACTTATTCAAGCCCTGTAACGCTTCTCGCGTACGCCCGCCGAGGTCGGTCACCTCACCCAATCGGGAGCCTGTACGGCTCCCTTTTTTATTGAAAGATCACATGGTCACCATCGAAGCCCTCCGCGAGAAGATTGCAAACCTCGCTACCCAAGCCAATCACCTGCTCGCCGAAAAGGGTGATCAAGTCTGGACCAAAGAAGACCAGAAGAAATTCGACAATTTGACGGATGAAATTGCCTCCACCAAGGGCCAGGTCCGCAACATCGAGAAAATGCGCGAGCTGGAAGCCGACCAGTATTTCAAGGAAAATGGCCCGACTAACAAGGCCGAGCCTGGCGTAACTGTTGACGCCCTGGTTGCGGTCGCTCTGTACATGCGCAACGGCACCAACGTCACAGCCGAGCAAGCGGTTGCCATCCGCAACGCGATGTCGACCACGACCCCGGCCGAGGGCGGTTTCACTGTACCGGCAGAGATTGCCACCATGGTGATCGAAAAGCTCAAGGCGTTCGGCGGCATGCGCGAGGTGGCCACGATCATTTCGACCACCGGCGGCAACGCTCTGAACTACCCGACATCGGATGGCACTGGCGAGGTTGGGGAAATCGTCGGCGAGAACGCGCCAGCAACTGGTGGCGATGTCACGTTCGGCACGGTTGCGCTGCCGGTGTTTAAGTATTCGTCCAAGAAAATCGCACTGCCCCTGGAGCTGATCCAGGACAGCGCCATCGACGTCATCGCCCTGGTGGTCGCTCGTCTGGCAATGCGCATCGCCCGCATCCAGAATACGCACTTCACCATCGGACCCGGCACCACCACTCCGGATGGGGTAATCCCGCGTGCTGGCATCGGCAAAATCGGCTCGACAGGCCAGACCGTCACAATTACCTACGACGATACCATCGACCTCAAGCACGCTGTCAACCGCGCATACCGCGCAAGCGCCGCGTACATGATGAACGACCTGAGCGTCGCCACCGTATCGAAGCTCAAGGACACCACCAACCGGCCAATCTGGACGCCGGCAATTACCGCCAGTGCGCCAGACCTGTTGAACGGTCATCCAGTCGCGATCAATGACGACGTCCCGGTCATGGCTGCAAACGCGAAATCGATCGCGTTCGGCGACTTCTCGCAGTACACCATCCGCGACGTGGCAGGCAGCACCGTCCTCCGTCGCTTTGACGATTCGGCGTTCGCCCTGAACGGCCAGGTCGGATTCTGCGGCTGGCAGCGCTCGGGCGGCAACTTGCTCGAGCCATCGGCCGTCAAGGTGTACCAGAACTCGGCCACCTAAGCCGCGCGGCGGGCTTCGGCTCGCCGCTTCTTCACATAACGAAAGAACCCCATGGCGAAATTGAACAAGGCACCAGACGGCGCCGTGAAGGCCCGTGTGCTGGTTGGCTGCGCGCTCGGCGACTGCGATGACGTGGTTGAGGTGGCTGTTGACGACTTGCCCGGCCTCGTTGGCGTGGTCGATTCCGATCCTGCTGCCGTTGCGTATGCCGAAACTCTCAAGAAAGACTAAACCATGACCGTCCGCCTGCTCTGCGCCTATTCGATTTACCCGGCGAACGCTATTGTTGTATTCGACGCCGGCACCGAGGCCGGCCTGGTGGCCGCGAAGATGGCGAGCATCGATGTCACCGGTGGCACTCCATACGTTCCGCCTGCGGCTATTAGCGCAAAGCCAATCACGGTCAGTATCGATATCGACGGGCGTACCAAGCGCTATGCGATGCCAAGCACGAAGGGCGCACAGAAGTGGTTCGGCAGTGCCATTGCCGGAATTACGTATGGCGGCTTGGTGGCGAACGCCAGTGCATACCGCGCCACCTACGGGCTTTTGCTGGTTGCCGAAGCGCCCTTCTACGCGTTTCAGCTGGTCTACGTAAACCTGGCGAACAATGCAATTTCCGGCATGCGTTTCATTGCTGGCGTTACCGAGAGCGCAGCAACAAACGTCACGGCCAATCTCTGCAAGCCGGTGATTGGCGGCGTTACCTACGGCGTGATGGCTCCGGCTGGGAGCGTACTCGGGTTCTTCCCTGTTACTTGGGGAGGGCAGGCCACTTTGTCCGCAGCGGCATCGGTGACCACCTCGCAGGTCGTGATTTCCGATATCGTTCCCGCCGGATCTGTGCCGCGCGTGGACGTGCCGGGCGGGTTTCCTGCCATTGTCATCCGGGCCGACCACGACCCAGCCACCGGCGGCCGTTTCACCTTCGTGAACACGCCTGCCAGCATGCGGACGCCAAACGCCGCCAATCGTGGTCGCATCGTTCAAACCTTTCAATACGGCGCCGATGCGGTCACCAACCCAAATATCAATATGGGGTTCAGTGGCGAAACGCACCTGATTTTCCCGATCTTCCACTACTCCATGCCATCGTTGACCGTGGGTATCTCCATTGATTCGACAGGGCAAAACGATGCCATAGTGGCCGACGTGTTCACCTCCTGGGGATATCGTGGCTGTGCCGACGCCTCGTCACCTGCCCGGCCGGTCAACTACGTGAACCTGGGCTGCTCCAGCAAAGGCGCACCGGAATTCTGGGCACGTACGATGGAGATGATCCTTGCCGGCGTGCCGATCAATACGTTGCTTTTCGCACCGGCGTCAGTGAATGACGATTACACGATTGCGACATTGCCGCGCAAGTTCGCCGCCCACCGCGCTCGCGCTCTCGAAGCAATCCGTTTCTGCGAAGACCACAACATCAAAAACCTGTGTTTTCTGAAACTTCTTCCGTTCAACGACAACAACGCGGTACAGGACGGGTATCGGACCACATTTAACGCGTGGCTCGATACGATTCCTGGCGTGTCGACGCTTGCTTTCCCGGAACTGGGGAACGGTGCTGTGCCAGAACGATGGGTGCCAACGATGAACTTCAACGATGACGGGCTTCATCCGAGCAACTTTGCAATCGAAACGGTGAAGGCTCGACGCCTCACGAACTACCTTAACTCGCTGGTGTAAGGAGCTGCCATGACCTCGCGCCAAATCACCCCTCCGACCGAGCTGGCGGTTCCGCTCGATGCCGCCAAGCTGTGGCTGCGCGAGACAACGGCCGACCTGGACGCGTCGATCACGCTGTGGCTCAAGGGCATCACGCGCGAGTGCGAGCACCAGATCGGGCGCGCGCTGATCTCGCAGGCGTGGCGCCTGGCCCTGCCAGCGTTCGAGGACGCGCTGCGCCTGGAGCGCGCACCGCTGATTGCCGTGCAGAGCGTCAGCTACTACGATGCCGACAATGTGCTCCAGGTTCTGGCGCCGGCAGCCTACTACGTCGACGCCGTGACCGAGCCTGGCTACATTGTGCCTGCTGCCGGCGCGGCCTGGCCAGCTACGTACGCGCGCCCGAACGCTGTGGTCGTGGAATACACGTGCGGCTACGGCTTGACCGCCGCCAGCGTGCCCGAGAATATCCAGTTGTACATTCTGGCGCGCCTGTGCGAGCAGTTCGACCCGGCCACGCGCGAATTCAAGGCCACATCGCAATCGATCTACGCGGACCGGCTGCTCGACGCCTGCCGGGTGTACGGGTGAGCGCCTTCGCGCAGACCCTGCGCCACCTGGTGACGATTCAGGCGCCCGCCGGCCGCGACCCGATAGGCCAGCCCATTCCGGGCGGCTGGACTGAGTTCGCCAAGGTGTGGGCCGACATTCGCCACACCGGCGGGATGGAGGCCATCAAGGCAGGCGCCGTAACGACGACCGTGCAGGCGTCGATCCGGCTGCGCCAGCGCGCTGGCCTGCATGCGGGTATGCGCGTCCTGCACGACGGCACCATTTACAAGGTGCAGGCTGTACTGCCGGATAAGGAGCACCGCCAGCACATCGACCTTGTTTGCGAGATCACCAAATGATCACTTTCGACACGAGCGCATTACTCGATGCGTTCAAGCAGGTCACCGACAAGATCACTGATGCAGTTGGCGAGCCGACCGTTCGCGCGGCTGGTTTCGCCGGCGCGGACGTGTTCAGGGACGAGGCGAAGCGCAACGCCATGGCGCACCAGCGAACGGGCGCCCTGGCCCGCAGCATCGTCGTAAAGCGGCTGGTCGAGGAATCGGACGGCACGCGCCAAGCGTATTTGGTCACGGTGCGCGGCGGGAAACCCAGTGCAAAGGGAGGCGCATTTTATTGGCGCTTCGTCGAATTCGGGACTGCGCACTCGCCTGCACAGCCATTTTTGCGCCCAGCGTATGAATCGAAAAAGCAAGCCGCAGCTGACGCGGTAACGCGCACTTTGGCGCAAAAAATCGACGAAAGGCTGGGCGGGAAATGAGCATGGAAACAGCCGTTTATGCTGCGCTGCTTGGGCTTGGTGCCGGCGAAGTGTTCCCTGATTTTGCGCCAGAGGGCACCGCAGCCCCGTACCTCACCTTCCAGGCGGTCGGCGGCGCGCCGATTAATTTTCTCGATGGCGGCGTGCCGGACAAGGAGCGCGTGCGCGTACAGGTCAATGTGTGGGCCGCCACGCGCTTGGAAGCGTCCAGCATTGGCAAACAGGCAGAGAACGCTTTGCGCGTTGTGGCGGGCCTGCAAACCACCGTGCTGACGGGCCGCATCGCCACGTTCGACGAGCCAACCGGGCTGCGCGGGACCATGCAGGACTTTGAATTTTTCACCTGATCTGATTTTCTTCATGCCCATTTCGGGCGAACCACCGGCCCGCCACTGTGCGGGTTTTTTTATTTCCCGAAAGGAAAACACAAATGGCACTCTCCCTCCCAACCGGCATGCTTTACGCTCTGGCCACCGTCTACGCAGCCGCAGTCCCTGTTACCGCAGGTACGAACGCCAGCGAAGCCGTCCTCACTGCGACCAACACTTTCGTCGCTGGCGACTACGTTGAGTACACGGGCAGCTGGAGCCGCGCAACCAATCGCGTGTTTCGGGTAAAGGCTCCTACCGGCACCACCGTTACCCTCGAAGGCCTCGACACCACCTCGACGGCGCTGTTTCCTGTAGGTGGCGCAACGGGATCGCTACGCAAGATCACCACCTGGGTGCCAATCACGCAAATGATCAGCTGCGAACCTTCGGGTGGCGAGCCGAAATTCGCCACCGTCAACCTGCTCGACGTTGAGAACGAGATCAGCCTCCCTGACGGCTACGGCGCGCAGAACCTGGCGATGTCGATCGCGGACGATCCGGCCCTGCCGCACCACGCTGCGCTCAAGGCTGCGGCGGAGCTGCGCAAGATCGCCGCGATCAAAGCGGAACTGCCGGCCGGAAGCAAGATTCTCTACAACGGCTATATCAGCTTCGACGAATCGCCCTCGATGACCAAGGGCCAGGTGATGGCCGTCAAAGCGGGCTCTGCCTTGCAAGGGCGCCCAGTTCGCTATTCCGCGTAATCCCGACTTATCCACCCCGTGTCTCCTGGCCCGCGCAAGCGGGTCTTTCCATGCCGGCGGCTTGATCCCCGCCGGTCTTTTTCTTCTGAAAGCACAAAATGACCAAGACAATCGCTAAAAAATTCTCCCTGAACGTCGCGCCTACCTTCAAGGCGCCTGTGCAGATCCAAATCCCCGGCGCCGGCGAGGGTGAAATCCTGTTTACGTTCAAGCATCGCACCAAGAACGAGCTGGAGGAATTTACGGAATCGCTCAAAGCTGTCGATGGTGAAGACGGCCCGAACCATGTGGATGTACTGCTCGACATTGCCAGCGGCTGGGATCTGGACGAGCCGTTCGACGCCGACTCGTTGGAAAAGCTCACGCAGCGCTACATGGGCGCGGCCCAAGTAGTCATTGCGGCCTATTTCACGGAATTGATGGGCGCCCGCACAAAAAACTGATCGCGCTTGCAGAGGATATGTACCGGAAAGGCCCGACGCCCGATGAATTGGAGGCGGCCGGCCTGACCGAGGCGGACTTTGCAAGCGAAGCGGTGGAGCCCTGGCCCGACAACCTGGTTCCGCTGCTGCTGTTCCAGTACCTGCGCACGCAGTGGCGTACGGGCGCGGGCGGGCCGAGCGGCCTGGACTACACGGTAATGCATCGAAAAATGGATCGCATGGGCCTTACCCCTGACGATTACGACCAGCTTGAGCACGACATCCAGATCATGGAAGTCGCCGCGATCAACTGCATCTACGCAAAAACATAGCCACCTTCGGGTGGCGTTCCTATTTGGGCTGCAAATGTCAGAAATCACGAACACCGCGACAATCAAGGTCGTTGCCGACACGTCCGAGGTGGAAGTGGGCATGCGCAAGATTGACGACGCGGCCGCAAAGACCGGGCGCAATCTCGACAATCTCGGGAAGGGCGACAGCGCGTTCGCCAAGATCGGCGCCGGCGGCGATGCGGCCGCTGCTCGCGTGCAAGCCGCATCGAAGAGCCTGGCCGATGCCGTGGCGTCCACCCAAGCGGCAATGGCAGAAGGATCAAAGGCCAGCGCCGCCTATTACGCGTCGCTGGCGAAGTCCAATGCGCCGCAGGACTCGGTGAAGCCGTTCCTCGCGCAAATCGAAGCGCTGACCGCTGCGGAGAAAGTCCGTGCCGAGACCTTTGCCACCGGTCTGGAGCAAACGCGAAGCCTCTTTGACGTCGCAAGCGCAGCTGCAACATCCGCTCAGCAAAAATTGGGCGGCCTGAAATTGGATGCCGAACAACTGACCGTGCCGGACAGCGCGATAGAAAGTATCAACAATTGGAAGGAGGCAGTTGCGTATGCCGCCGGAACAGCCTTTGGCGCCGCTGTCGTTGCCGCAAAAGCCGGATTCGAAGCTCTGACCGACTACATCAAAGTTCGCCTCGCTTTGAGGGCCGCTGCCGCCGTGGCCGGAGTAGCGGCCGAAGTTGTAGGTGCAATCTACCTCGCGTACAAATCCATCGACTTCGCCGTGGGCCTTTTGACCGGGGAGAGCTACAAGAGCGCCAACATTGACGCCCTGGTCGCCGCCAATAAGGAAATGGTCGACCTGCAAAAAAACTTCCGGCTGAGCGCGACTGAGGCGTCCGGCCTGGTCGCGGCCCTGGCCAGCCTCGGCGTTTCCAAGGGCGATTATGTCGATACCTTCCGCGAGGCCGGCACGGCCATCAAGGAGAACGCCGACGACCTCGATGCGCTGGGCGTGAAATACAAGGACGCCGCTGGCAATCTCCTGCCGATGCGGGACGTCTTGGTCAACGTGCAGGCCGAGCTTGCGAAATATACGACCGGCCTGGAACGCAACGCCGTCGCTTCCGCGCTGGGTTTCGGCTCGTCCGAAAAAATCGATGCCGCCCTGAGCGTGACGGCCGAGAAGCTGGCCGCCGTGACCGAACGCCAGCGCGAATATGGGCTGCTGATCGGTGGCGCGCAACAGGCCGAGCTTGCGCGCTACGCCTCTGTCATGGCGGAATTCAACAGCGAGCTGGACAACACGTCGCAGGGCTTCAAACGCGCTATCGCCGATAACATCATGCCGGCGCTCACCAACCTGGCCGATTTCTTCAAAGAGGGCTGGCCCTCGGTTGTTCAGGCGTTCCGGGGCGCCATGGCCGGGTTCACCACCTTGTTCTACGGGCTGAAAACTGTTGTCGATATCGTTGTCGAATCGGTCAAGGCCGCTTTGGGCCTGCTCCCAAATGCTTTTGAGGGTGTGGTCAAGGTATTTGGCAATTTGATTAAAGGCGACTTTAGAGCCGCTGCCGCGAGCCTTGTGGAGACTTGGGACAACGCAATTGGCCTGTTTTCTAAAGCCGGCGACAAGATGGTCGACTACGCGCGTGCCAACGTCGCGGCGATCAAGATGGCGTGGGGCCAGAAGATTTTCCCGGACGAGGTGCAGCTCAAGGCGCCAGAGTTGAAGAGTGCGGACACGGCCAAAGACGTGCTCAAAAGGGCCGCCGACATCAGGGAGCAAGCCGCCGCGTACAAAGTGCTGTCCGCTTTGATGGATGAACGCATCGCCTTGCTCAAGGCAGAAGCGGACGGCGGCGCCAAGCTCAGCGAAGGCCAGAAAATGGCGATCGTGTTTCAGCGCGAACTTGCCGCCGGAAAATCGACGCTTTCTGACCAGGAGAAGAAAGAGCACGCTGCTAAGATCGAAACGATCATCGCGATCGAGAAAAAGAACGAGAAAACCGCCGAAGGCCAGAAGCTCAGCGCTGCCGCCGCAGCAGCAGCTTCCGCAGCCGCCGAGAAGGAGAAGGCCGAGTATGCGAATCTGATCTCCTCGATCACGGCCAAGACGGAGGCCAACAAGCTGGAGCTGCTGACCGGGCAGAACGCCACGGAAAGCCAGAAGGCGAGCATCAAGCTCGACCAGGAACTTGCATCCGGCAAGCGAAAACTGTCGGCCGACATTGTCGCGGTCGTCCGCGCGAAGCTGGCGGACCTGGCCGCATCCGAGCAGCTGCAAAAAATCCAGGCCGCCGAAAAGGAATCGCTCAACTACATCTTGCAAAGCACCGCCGCGCGCCTGGCATCGAAGGATGCGCTCGCGTCCGAATACGCGCTGTACGGCAAGAGCGCAGACGAGCATGAAATAGCAAACATCGCTATCCGCTCCGAGATCGAGCTGCAAAAGAAGCTCGCCGATGCGAGGGCCAAAGGCATCGCGTTTTCCGAGGAGCAGATTGCGCAAATGCGTGTCGAGAAAGAACTGAGCGACAGCACTCAGAAATCGAGCTTCCAGCAAACAAAGGCCCTGGGCTACGCCGCTCAGCTGGCAGACGAGAACCGCCGATTTGCCGCCGAAGCAATTGTCGACGAGCGCGAGCGGGCGGCAGCGATTCTTGAGATTGACGCAGACATGCGGCGCAAACAGATCGAGATGGCCGGCGAGTCGACCGAAGCACAAAAGCTGCTGCAGGCCGAGTTCAACACCTGGTATAAAAACCAGTCCGGCAAGTCAGCGATGGATGAATGGCGCAAGTCGGTGCAGCAGTACGACGACATTTTCCGCAACGGCTTTGCCGACATGCTGAACAACGGCAAGAGCGGCTGGAAGTCGTTCACGAAGTCCCTGGTCACCACATTCAAGACCAGCGTCGCCGATCAGATTTACAAGATGTTCATCAAACCGCTGGTGGTTCAGGTCGTCGGCAGCGTCGTCAACGGCGGCAGTTCTGGCGGCGGCTCCGGGCTTCTCAGCATGGGGCAATCCATCTACGAGGCGTTCACAAAAGGATCATCCAACGGAAATGGCTTGCTCGACATGGGCAAGAAACTGTTCGAAGGATTCGGCGGCGCCGCTGCCGCATCCTCGATCGGCGCCAGTGCGTTGGCCACCGGCGCCAGTGCGTCGGCCGTTGGTGCGGGTTCGACAGTTATTGGCACAGGCTTTGGCGGGATCGGTGCGAGCGCCGGCGCGCTGACTGCTGGGGTCGGGGCTTCGGCTGCTGGTGCTGGTGGCGCCGCTGCGGCCGGGGCGGCCGGAACTGGAGGTGTTGGTGCCGCTGGCGCAATTCCGATTGTTGGCTGGATCGCCGCAGGCATGGCGCTGTCGAGTTCCCTCTACAAACAAGGGTGGGATGCACAGAACGGCACGGTCAGCGCGACCAAAATGCCTTTCAACGCACCGATGCTGAACTTGAACAAAGGTCTGCAAAAGCTGGGAATGAGCGACACCCTGGCCAATATGTTTTCGGGCGCGTCGACCGTCTCGCGCCTGTTCGGACGCAAGAACCCTGAGGTCAAAGACTTCGGCATCGAGGGCACGTTCGGCGCCTCCGGCTTCGACGGCAAGACGTTTCAGAATATCCTTGAGAAAGGTGGCCTATTCCGGAGCGACAAGCGGTACACGAAGGACGGCGCGCTCGATGCGGCAGGCGAAAGCACCTTCGACGACACGATCAAGAACCTGATGACTGCCGTCAAGGGATTCGGCGCGCAGATGGGCATCGAGGCATCGCAGATCGACAAGTACACGAAGGCGATCAAGATCACCCTGACCAGCGACGAAGCAAAAAATCAGGAGTTGATCGCGGGAGTATTTGGCGATATCGGGAACGATCTCGCCAAGCTCCTGGTACCGACTCTTGACACCCTGACCGTCAAGGGGGAGACGGCCGCAGCAGCCCTGCAACGCATCGCCATCAATTACGCAGTGGTGGACGCCGGCCTGGCATCGATCGGGAAATCGTTCGGCGCCGTGGGTATCGGCTCGCTTACGGCGCGCGAGAAATTGGTCGAACTGTCTGGCGGCATCGATAATTTCAGCAAGGGCATTTCGTTCTTCAGCCAGAACTATCAGACCGAAGCTGAGCGCATGGCCGCGCTCAGCAAGACGGTGGACGCGGCATTTGCGTCGCTGGAGATCACGGCTCCGAAGACGCGCGACGAGTTCAAGAACCTGGTCATGGGCCTGGACCTGACCACCATCACCGGCGCCAAGACGTACGCCGGCCTGATGGGCGTACAGGAAGCTTTCGCCCAACTGAACCCGACAGTCGACGCCATCACCGAGAAGGTGCGATCGCTGGCCGATATCAAGATCGAGGGCGCCGACCTGCAAGACCAGATCGACGCGCTGAAAATGAAGCCCGACGATTACGCCGAGAAGCAGCGCTTGGCCGCGCGCAGCAAGCTCGATGTGAGCAACCAGCCAAAGTTCGACGAGCTGACCGGCGCCAGGGCCGCCGCCGCGCTGGCCGCCGTCAACAAGACCTACGAGGACCAGATCGCCGGCTTTGTTCGCGCAACGATGTCGGCCAGCGAAATCCGCGCCCTGGAAACGAAGGGTATGGATGCGACGACCATCAAGCTGTATGACCTGGTGGCGGCCTACAACGCGAGCGCGGTCGCATCGGGCATCGCCAAGGAAGCGGCCGTCAGGCTCGCGTCGACCAATAAGGGGTATCAGGACAAGATCGACGAGTTTGCCAAGGCCGGCCTGTCGGCGGCCGCTCTGCGCACCCTTGAGACAAAGGACATGGACAAGTCGACGATTGCGCTGTACGACAAGCTCAAGGCCCTGGAGGCAGATAAGGTAGCGGCCGACAAAGCCGCCCAGGACGAGCGCGATAGGAACGCGCAAAAGCTGCGGGACAATGAGGAATACACCCGTGCCCAAGAGAAGCTTGCCGACGACGCGCGCCGCGCTGCGGAACAGATGAGGGACGCCTGGCAGTCGGTAACCGATTCGATCTTCGACGAAGTGAAACGCATCCGCGGGCTTGCCGCCGGCGACGGCGCGGCCACGCTGGCCGGCGTCCAGGCGGAATTCGCCACCAGGACCGCGCAGGCTCAGTCCGGCAACCAGGAGGCGGCAAAGCTGCTGCCGTCGATCTCACAAAAGCTGATCGAGCTGGCAGAGGCCAATGCCACATCGCTGATCGATCTGCAACGCATCCGCGCGCGCACTGCCGCCAGCCTCGACGCCACCGGCACTATCCTCGCGGCAAAGTTTGGGCTGACGCTGCCGAGCTTGGCCGTGGGCACCAACTACCTGCCAAGCGACATGGTGATCCAAGCGCACGAAGGCGAGCGCGTGATTCCGGCCGCCGACAACCGCGCGCTTATGCAGATGATCAACCGGCCCGCGCCGGCAGACACCTCCAGCGCCGCGCAGCAGCAGGCGAGCGCTGAGATGGCCGGCCTGCGCGCCGAGGTGCGTTCGGTGGCTTTTAGCAGCGCCGAGGTGGCCAGGATGCTCAAGCGCGTGATCAAGGACGACAAATTCCAGACGGAGGATACCGCATTGTTCAACACCTTCAATCGCGTGATCAAAAACAACAAACTGCAAACGGAGGCGGCATGAGCGGAATGAAGGTCATCAAGCCAACCTCGATCACGTCGGCGATGCTGGCCAGTAGCACTGTGGCAGAGCCAGCACCTGGAGAGGTGGCGTGGAACCCGTCCACGGCCTACGCCGCCAAGGACGTGGTAATCCGCACCAGCACGCACATGAAGTACGAGCGCGTGCTCGCTGGCACAAGCAGCACGGCACCAGAGTTAGATTCGGCCAACTGGATCGAAGCCGGGCCCACTAACCGGTGGGCGATGTTCGATCGGAAGATCGGAACGGCCACCACGGCGGCGACCACGGTGACCGTTGTTACGCGCCCCGGCAGTATCTCCGGCCTGGGCATGCTGGAACTGGTTGGTCGACAAGCGAGCATCACGCTGAAAGATGCACCAGGCGGCACAACGGTCTACAGCCGCGCTGTGAACCTCGACGGCACGCAGATCACCAGCGTGTACGAGTGGTTCTTCCTCGACTTTGAACAGCTGACGGACTTCGTGCTCACGGACCTGCCGCAACACTATTCAGCGTGCGAGCTGACCGTGCAGATCACCGGCACGACGACGGTATCTGTCGGCGTGCTCCAGGTGGGACAGGTTCTGTCGGTTGGCAGCGCTCAAAAGGGCGCAACGGTCGGCATCATTGACTACAGCAAAAAGGAAAAAGACCGCTTCGGGAATTGGGACGTGGTAGCCGGGGCATTCAGCAAACGCGGCAGCCTTCAGGTGCTCACCCCTGCCGCCGAGTTCAACAAAATCTTCCGCTCGTTGGCGGCGCTGCGTGCCACTCCGTGCATCTATATCGGCGCTGACCAGGTCGGCTTCGAGCCGCTGATCAATTACGGCTTTTACAAGGACTTTTCTATGGTCATCTCTTATGACCAGCACTACCTCTGTAACCTGGAAATCGAAGGACTCTCGCAATGACAATTACCGTAATTCCGCCGCTGGACCGTACCTCGGGTACCTTTCGTGCAGAAGTCGACGTCATGTTCAGCACGCGCATTCCCGCGCTCACTGTTGAACTGAACGGCCTGGCGGTCGACCTGACGATCAAGCAGGGCCTGGCCAGCGATGCCGCCATCTCCACAAACAACGACAAGATCGCCACCGCAGGGGATCGCATACAGACTGGCCTCGATCGTGTGCAGACGGGGCAGGACCGCGCGGCAGCAGCGGCCAGCGCGGCCACCATCGGTACGACGGCGGCATTCTCGGATGCGAACCCAATTGCGAAAAACGCCGCTGATAATACAAAGCAAGCGAAACTCGATCTGAGCGCCATCACTCCAGGAACCACTCCTGTATACGCTGCGCCAAATAAGAGCGGGACATTGGCGTTGCTGGACGATACCGGCGTGCGCTTGATTGGCGGGCCGTACACCCCGACAGCAGCGGCAAATGTGGATTTCGCCAGCATTTTTGCCGGTGAGTTCGACTGGATTGAATGCCACATGCACGACATTCTGCCATCAGCAAATAGCGAGGTTCTTATGATGCGGTTTTTTGTAGGGGGAGTCATTAATACCGCTACCGTTTACGGCACCACTAGTGACGGTAACAATGGTCCGCTGACTACCACCGGAATTTCCATTGCTAATCAGGTGTCAAACGCGACGGGCACTTATCCGTATATTGGCGTGTCGTCACGAATCGGCATCCGCAATATTAATAGCGCGACTCGCATAAAGAGTGGTGAAGTTAGTTCGATCCTTACCGGTAGTGGAGGGGTAAGCGGTGGCGTCTACGGTGAGAGGCGGAACTTCGGCTTTATTGGTGGCGCAATAACTGGCGTCCGTTTTTTTTGGGCGAGCGGAGCCACCTTTCTTCCACAAGGCACTATCCGATTTTACGGCTTCAAGAAAGCATAGACGAACATGAATATCTGTGAACTCAACCCCAACACCGGCCAGATGATCACGCGCCCGGGGACGCCTGCCGAATTGGCGCAACGGGAAATCGATATCGCTGCGGCCGCGTTGCCGGTGGTGCCGAAAGTGGTGCCAATGCTTAATGCTCACCTCGAACTGATTGAAGGTGGGTATATGGAGCAAATCGATGCGTATCTTGAGGGCTTGGAAGGCATCCCCGGTATGAAGGCACGAGCCACTTTCCGCGTTGCGCAGACAGTCCGGCGTGACCATGAGCTCGTCGAAATCATGCGCGTGGTACTCAATCGAACCCATGCCGAAATCGATACCTTATTCATCAACGCAGCCGCGCGCGGCTGATCCGGCGCGCTCCACCTTTGGTCACCTTCGGGTGGCTTTTTCTTTTTAAGGCCACGAATGATGAACGATCAAGAGCGCGATGCCATGCTGGTGTCGATCAAGTCGGCGCTCGCCGACAACACGCGCAAGACCGAGCAGATCCTGACCGCGTTCCCCGCCGGTGACACTGACGGCCACCGGCGCTACCACGAGGCGGTTATCGAATGGCGCGAACTGCGCAACAAGCTGGTGCGCGAGGCGCTGATCAAGGTCACGCAGGCGGGCGCGCTGGCCGGCGCCGGCTGGATCGCGCTGGCGCTCTGGCAGTCGCTCAAGATCACGGTGAAGCAATGAGGCTCATCGACGACTGGCGCACCGTGCTGCGCAAAGCCTGGAGCGTGAAATTCAACGTAGCCGCGACCCTGTTCGGCGCCGCCGAGGTGGCTGTGGCCATCTGGCAGCCCGCCGGCGTGCCCAATGGCGTCTTCGCTGGCGGCGCCGCGGCTGTCTCTATTTTCGCAAACGTATCGCGCCTTCTGGCGCAGAAGGAACTCCATGACAACGACAATTAAGGCTCGCATGGCAATCGCCGCGCTTACGATGAGCGCAGTCGGATTCGTCGGCATTGCGACGCGCGAAGGCTACACGGACAATGCCGTCATCCCGACCAAGGGGGACAAGCCTACACATGGCTTTGGCACGACTGAGGGCGTCAAGATGGGTGATCGTACCAATCCGGTGAAGGCCCTCCAGCGCGCGATGGCCGACGTGCAGAAGTACGAAGGCGCCGTCAAGCAATGCGTACGCGCGCCGCTGAGCCAGGCGGAATACGACGTGTACGTCGACCTGGCCTACAACGTCGGGCCGACAAATTTTTGCTACTCCGTCGACAGGGCGGGCAGGATCACCGGGCCGTCGACCCTGTCGCGGCGCCTCGCCGCCGGCGACTACCGGGCCGCGTGCGAGGCGATCCTGATGTATCGGTTCGCCGCCGGCTACGACTGCTCGACGCTGGTCGATGGGCGCCCGAACAAGCGTTGCTACGGCGTCTGGACGGATCGCCAGCGCTCGCATGCACAGTGCGTGGCGGCACAATGAGCGCCCTGGGCACGTTGGCCGCCGGCGTCACGGGCGGTATCTGGAAGATCGTGGCCGTGATCCTGCTGGCCGCCCTGCTGGTGGTGGGCGCGTGGACTGGCGGCGGCTGGTTCCTGGCAGCACGGGACCGTGACGCCGCCCAGGTAGAACTGGTCGCCGAGCGGGCCAAGAGCGCCGCCTATGCCGCTGCGGTGGAGCGTCAGAACGAGGCTGTTGACGCTCTGGCGGCCGCCAAGCGCGAGGCTGACCTGCGCGGGCAGGCTGCCCAGCAGCAGGCCGCTTCCGCCGGCAAGCGCTTCGATGCCGCACTGGCCCGGGTCGCCGGCGCGCGCGCCACGACCTGTGACGAGGCCATGCCGGCCGTGGACGTAATTCTGGAGTCGCTGCGATGAGCGCCCGTCACATGCTGTGGGTGAGTGCGCTGGCTGTGGTCCTGATGCTCGCCGCGTGCGCAGGCCCGGCGCCGGTCGTGCAAGAGGTCAAGGTGCCCGTGTACCGCTCGTGCGTGACAGCGGCGCCGGCCCGGCCGACGTTCGCCACGCGCGGCCTTGCGCCGGATGCCAGCGATGGTGAGAAGGTGCTCGCCCTGGCGCGCGATCTCCCGCTGCACCTCAAGTACGAGGCGCAGCTGGAAGCGACGATTGCTGGCTGTTTGTAA